TCCAACTCTTTACCAAGAACGGCCTGAACCAGCCTGAACCAGCGGCGATCGCGCATGACCGGCCGAGACTGGAAACGATTAGCCCTGACGGTGTCGGATCGTGGGCAGCAATTGTGGGGGACATAGCCCAGAAGCTTCTCGGCCTAACGATGCTCCCTTGGCAGATGCACGTATTGGATCAGATGCTTACTTTCAACGCCGATCAGGATCTTGTGCATAGGTCGAGCCTTGTGTCCGTGGCCAGACAGAACGGGAAGACCACAGTCATCCAAGCGCTCATTCTCTTCTGGCTAATCGAGATGCCGAAGATCCGTGGTCAGCGTCAAACAGTCGTCTCGCTTTCGCATCGTCTTGATCTTGCATGCATGCTCTTTGAGGAGATCGCCCCAATCCTAGAAAAGCGCTGCGGAGCCAAGGTCATTATGTCCTACGGCCGCTATCAAGCGACAATGCCAGACGGCTCAAAATGGTATGTCAAAGCAGCGCGTCCCTCCGTCGGCCACGGCATGACAATCGACTTGGCGATCATTGACGAATTGTTTGATGTTTCCGACGAAGTAGAAGCAGGACTCTTGCCGGCTCAACGCGCCAGACGCTCGCCCTTAACTGCCATGTTCTCTACGGCCGGCACGGAAGCATCCAAATTGTTTATCCGCCACCGAGAAAACGCGCTTCGGCTCATTGACCTAAAAAAGCCTTCGTCGTTCTACTTTGCCGAATGGTCGCCCGAGCCCTCGTTGGATCCGCTGCATGAGGCGTCGTGGTATTGGGGCAACCCAGCGATCGGACACTTCCTGACGATCGAGACTTTGCGCCAAGAATCCGAAGGCCCTGATCGAGCACTCTTCTTGCGCGGCTCCCTAAACATGTGGGTCGCCTCCGCAAACTCTTGGATCCCACACGGCCTATGGCCAGACTTGCTCTACGAAGGAGAAGTCCCTGCCGGCGGAGTCGTCGCCGTAGAAGCTTCCATGGACGACACGCGCTACTTCGCCACCCGATCCGTCTCCCTGCCCGATGGCCGCGTTGTTAACTCCGTGGCCTTCACCGCCGAAACACAAAAGGAACTACTGGAGCACTTAGCCGAAATTGCCAAAGATTCCGCCGTCAAGTTCGCGTTCTCACCGACGATCGACGTGCTTGTTCAATCCGCCACGTTTGACCGGCGCCGAATAGTTGTCGGATACGGCGAGATTCTGAAGTACACGCCAGTCGTCAAAAACATGATCCACGAAATGCGGCTCGTTCACACGGGAGAAGCCATGCTTTCCGAACACGTACAACGCGCCGTCCTCGTCCGCACCCAAGGCTCAATCGCCGTCTCATCCCAAAAGTCACCCGGCCCGATCGAGTTGTGCCGCACCCTAATCTGGTCGGCAACCTTAGCCTCACAAAATCGAGTTACCCAAAAGCCTTCACTAGTCATCGTCCCGAACTAGCATCCTCTCGGCAGCCGTTCGTGAGCCCTACCTTTCGTCGGGATCGGAAACGCCTCCGAGCGGTTGCCACCATAAACGCGTCAAGTGTGTCATGCTCTAGGGATGGGATTATTTGATCGCAAAGTAAGCAAGGCCGCAATCTCGCCGCCGCCGGCTAAAGCCGCAGCCGCAGGCGCAGGACTTAACTACGCATCAAACAATGCTGGCGTTTCCATGATCGGCCAGTACTACACGTATCAAGAAGGCGAAGCGCGTAACCGTGCAGTACAAGTAGCCGCCATAAATCGCTCGCGAGATCTTATGGCATCCGTTATCGGTTGCATGCCGCTCAAGATGTACACGGAACAATGGAACGGCGAAGAAATGGAGAAGATCTATCTTGCTCCTCGATCATGGCTTCGTCGTCCCGATCCTGATGTGCCTTACAACTTTCTTATGTCGTGGACATTTGACGACTTGTTTTTCTTTGGCCGCGCATTTTGGTACATCACTTCACGCACCGCCGACGGCTACCCAGCATCCTTTACACGTCTTCCAGCCGGCTCAATTACAACGCAAGACATGGCAGGCCCCGTGTGGTTTGCACCATCAAAAGCCGTTTATTTTCAGGGCGGCGAAATAGATCCAGCGAACTTGGTGCAGATTCTTAGCCCAACGCAAGGACTAATTTATTCTGGAACGCAAGTTGTTGAGACTGCATTGAAGATCAACGACGCGCGCACACGCAACGCATCTTCAAGCATTCCAGCCGGCGTACTTAAACAAACTGGCGGCGAACCGCTAAGCGCTCAAGAGTTGGCAGATCTTGCCGCATCGTTTAACGCAGCGCGCGCAACAAATCAAACGGCCGCGCTTAATGAGTTTCTTTCGTACGAACCGACAACGATGAGCCCAGACAAAATGCTTCTCATTGAATCAGCAAACTACAGCGCCCTTGAAGCCGCTCGCCTTTGCAATGTCCCACCGTATCTTGTAGGCGTATCGACTGGATCGTATTCCTATCAGTCATCCCAACAAGCCCGCGCCGACTTGTATATCTTCGGACTCAAAATGTACGCCGAAGCAATTGCCGCAGCGCTATCAATGGACAGCGTTCTTCCACGCGGAACCTACGTCGAGTTTGACGCAGAGTCCTATCTGGAAGAGAACTACATGGCCGACAAAGCAGACGAACCCACCTACCAAGAAAACACTCAAGAAGGATTAGCAAACCGATGATCAAACTAATTGCAGGAGACTTTACGCTTGACGCCGCCGCAGGCGACGCACCACGCCGAACGATCTCAGGAATTGCCGCACCCTACAACGTGGACGCAACCGTCTCCGACGGAACCACCGTTCGCATCCTTCCCGGCGCCCTTCCGACCGAAGGCAAAGCACCACGACTTTTCATGTATCACGACGCCAGCCAACCAGTAGGCGTTGTCACAGAGCGAGTAGACACCCCAGAAGGCATGCTCTTTACCGCCAAGATCAGCGCCACTTCTCTCGGAAATGATGCGCTTGTCATGGCCGCAGACGGCACCATTGACCAAGTTTCAGTTGGAATCAACCCAGTCAAGTTCTCGTACGACGAAGACGGAACCATGGTGATTGAGTCTGCTATCTGGCAGGAATTGTCGCTTGTCCCCATAGGAGCTTTTGGAGACTTTGCACAGATCACCAAAGTCGCGGCCAGTATCCACCAGCCCGAAGAAGAAATCAGTAATAATGAAGAACAAGAACCTCAACAGGAGAACCCAATGTCCGAATCAGTAGCAGCACCAGTCATCGAAGCCACCATTCCAACCGCTTCTCTTCCAGCAGTACCGAAGCGCAAGTTTGATCTTCCAACCCCCGGCGAATACATGGCAGCAATGCACATTGGCGGAGACACATTCCGCAACGTTGCAGCCGCAACCCATGACTACATGAAGTCAAAGCAAAGTGCATTGGAAGCCGCAGCCGGTGACATCCTTACCACCGACACTCCCGGCCTCTTGCCAGTACCAGTCCTCGGGCCAGTCTTCCAAGACCTGAACTTTATTCGTCCAGTTGTTAACGCAATTGGCGCACGCGCAATGCCAAACGGCGGAGCATCAAAGACGTTCATTCGTCCAACGATTACCACGCACACAAGCGTCGCTGCACAATCAACAGAATTGACCGCAGCATCTGCAACAACGATGGTCATCGCGTCCAACTCGGTAAGCAAGACAACATTGGCAGGACAAGTCACGCTCTCAATTCAGGACGTCGACTTCACAGACCCAGCCAGTTTGCAGATAATCCTCAATGACTTACTAGGCGAATATCTCATCGCGAGCGATAACGTCGCAGCAGACGCAATCGTTGCAGGAGCAGCAGCATCTGGCGCAACATGGAGCGTCACCGCAAACGATCCATCAACATTGATCTCGGCCATCTACACCGCCGCGTACAACATGTTGCTCGACACAAACTTCCTTCCAGACCATATCTTTGTGGCTCCTGGAGTTTGGCAAGCATTGGGCGCACAGTTGGACGCAGACAAGCGACCAGTATTCCCATACGTAGGAGTATCTGGATTGATGGGCGTAAACGCAATGGGCGCAGCCAACGTTACGGTTGCAAACACATTCAACCCATTTGGCTTGAACCTTGTTGCAGACCGCAACTTTGCAGCCGGCACAATGGTCGTAGCACGCGCACAAGCGATCGAGTTCTACGAACAGATTCGCGGCTTGATGTCCGTAGAGTTGCCATCCACTTTGGGTCGCAATTTCTCGTACGCAGGCTACGTATCTACCTTCATTGCAGACGCAACACAAGTCCAAAAAATTACGGTTTCCTAGTCAGAAGCGGAGCATCCGCTCATGGCTATATACACCGTCACCAATAAATACCTAATCGACAACTACGCCGTCCTTCAACTCCTCACCCCTGCGGAGTTGGAGGTCGGTCAGTCGATTACCGTTGCAGGCGTAGACGCCACATTCAACGGCACATACACAGTCCGCGCCCTTCCGCAATATCTGTACGAAGGCGTAGACACCGAAGGCGACTTGCTCTATGACGTCAACATCCCAATTGCTAATCAAGTTCTTTACGCAAGAACGGCCGCCGATGTCGAGCGAACCGCAGCGTCTGGAACCCTGACATCAACTCCGACTTGCACATGGATCACGGCCACCGACATTGAAGACTGGTTGGGCATCGGTACGGCCACCGCAGCCGACGCCACATTCCTCACCATTTGCGCCTCTAGTTCTTCGCAGTTCTGTTGGCGTCGACGTATGGAAGCCGGCTACGTGGACTCACTTACGACTGTCCCTTCGCAGGATGTCAAACTTGGAACGATCATGTACGGAGGAGCTTTGTACCGTCAACGCGGATCCATGGATTCTTTTGCATCATTTCAATCCATGGGAACCGCTCCTGTTATGGGGCTTAACGGAATGATCCGCCAACTCTTAGGCATTGACCGTCCGCAGGTTGCCTAGTGCCAGTCCCGACCTACACCGATCTATTTAATGAGGGCTACGACGACCTAGTCGCTAAACTCCAAACCGTCTCAGGGCTCCAAGTTGTAAACGATCCGCGCAACATCGTTCCGCCGTGCGTGTTCGTAAACATTGACTCGATTGACGGCTACAACTACAACATCGCCAAACTCACCTTTACACTCCAGATCGTGACCCTAGGCCCCGGCAACCTAGACGCCCAAAAGTCCCTCCTCAACATGCTCGCCAAGGTGTACGCGCTCAACATCGGCATCATCTCAGGCCGCCCCACAAACGTCGACATCGGCGGATCTATGCTGCCGGCATACGAACTCACCGTCGCAACCCAAGTCCAAACGGCGTAATCCACACCTAGCGCCCGAATCTATGTCAAACTAAAACCACAACTCAAGGAGCCAACATGCCAACCTCAACAATCCTCTCGAATCCAAAAGTGACTATCGGCGGAATTGACCTGACCGATCAGACGACCGCAGCAACTTTGACTCGCACCGTTGAAGCACTTGAAAGCACCGCATTCGGATCAACCTCGCGCGTCTACACAGGCGGCTTAGAAAACAACGAACTAACGGTAACGATGTACCTTTCCTACGCCGCATCGGAAACTTACGCAACGCTTGCCCCATTGGTTGGAACACAACTCAACGTCATCGTCAAGCCAACCGACGCAGTTGACTCGGCAACAAACCCAGCCTTCATTTTGACGGGAACCTACTTGGAATCTCTGCCCGTGATCAACGCATCGCTTGGCGAATTGCAAACCGTAGACCTTACCTTTACTGGTGGCGTCTACAGCGCAGACACAACTAACCCATAATCACGGCCGTCCTCGGCCCGACACTAGGAGAACCATGAAGATCAAACTCAACCTCACGCGCGGAGAAGTCAAAGAGCAACTATCCACGAATCTGTTTGTCATTGCCGAATGGGAACGCCTAGAAAATCGTCGAGTGTCAGACGGACGCGGCATAGGTGCATCAGATCTCGCGTGTTGGGTACACACGTTGCTCACCATCAAAGGCGAGAAGCTTCCAGCAACTTGGCGCGAATGGCTTAAACAAAACCCAGACGTCGAGATCGCAGCAGAGGACGCAACCGATCCAAACCCTACGGACGCGGCTACCGCCGGCAACTAGCCGAACTGGTAGTCGCGACGGGATGGGCTCCGACCTTCTATGCGGAATCGTTTGACTCACGCGACCTTCAAACAATCATTAGAGTCCTTAATGACCAAAACAAAAAAGGACAAAAATGAGAGACTCAGCCGGCGGCATTGAAGCACGGATAGAAGTATTTGGATTAGGTCAAGCGCTTAAGGATCTCAACAAGATTGACAAAGCCCTTCGTCGAGACATCACCAAGGACTACAAGCGAGTCACCGCTGGGCTCGTCTCAGACATTCAATCCGCCATCCCGTTGAACTATCCGCTCTCAGGATGGCAGCGCCAATGGAATCTACGCGGCCAATACGAAGTCTTTCCATGGCCGACCGACCATTCCGTCAAGGCATACATCAACACCAAAGCGCCAAAAGAAGTATTCGGTGGCAAAGTAAACCTCTCGACCTTTGCCGTTAAATGGCTCGGCGCCGCCGCCGCCTTCTTCGACTTCTCCAAAAGTAATCAAATGGGCGCCGCACTAACAGCCAAATATGGCGACCCGTCGCGAGTAGTGTGGAAACAGTACGAAGCAAATAAGAGCGATCTTGAAGTAGAAATGGCGCGAATCGTTGACCGCGTCGGAGAAGCTTTGAGCCGCGATCTAAGCGCAAGGTAAACCCATGGCCGTCATTCTCCCAATCATCTCCGAATACGATCCCAAAGGC